TCCGCCTCTATAGGCTGCCAAATCGAATTATTATCAGTCGCAGCCGGTGAATACGGTGTAGCCGGAACAACAGATTGCATAGCATCTGTAATATTTATTGCTTGAGCCCCAGCAGCCGTTAGTGGTGACCGCAATACAGAGAACTTACCCGCAACTGTATTAGTTGCTCTCCATCTATCTGGTCCATAAGTTGGCACGCCCGCCGCCAAACTAACAGTCGCGCCTTCATTACGCTGATCATACAAAAAATCGCCATTAATAATGCGATTACGAAATGAAAAATTTGGCTGTGTAACAATAGCGTTTTGGACAAACGCCGTATTAGATACCTTTGTTGAGTTATCGCCTGAAGCCGGCGTCGGAGCTGTTGGAGTTCCGACAAACGCTGGGGAATTCAAAGGTGCATAAGAAGTTGCGGCGAATGCAGTCGTAGCCACTTTTGTCGAATTGTCGCCCGGAGCTGGAGTCGGAGCTGTTGGGACCCCTGAAAACGCTGGCGAATTCAATGGAGCGCGAGAAACATCCGTCGGATGGATGTGGTCAACCCGTGAAAAATTCGCTGAGGAGCCAGCATTGGCAACCCCATTCACGATAGGGAGAGCAGAACCAGCGGTAGGAACACTTTGTTGTATTCCGTAAACAGTCGAATCAATCCCGTCGAGATCGGAATTAATCTCAACCCCCCAACTATCGGTGTCACCACCAACTATGGGCTTAACCCAACCGTAATTAGCAGTGGGAGTTCCCATTATCCCTCACACGGAACTTCCGGCATCCACACCGGTATTGGACATTCTGCATCGTCTGGCTGCCATAATGAGCCGGACTCCATTGAAGTAGCTAAGAAAACCGGTGCAACTGGTATGTTCCCAGCATTCTCAGCGTACTCTATATTCATATCAGCACTAAAGCTAGCGCTCGTATAAATGCCACCTTTTACTGCGATAAACCCAGACATGCTACCACTTAAATTCACAATTGGTACAATACCGCCAGCAACCCCAATAACACCATTTAGCGTTGATCCCGAAAAACTAACAATTGCTGGAAGATTTCCGCCAGATAAATTATTGGGGTTAGACGTAGAAGCAATAAAACTAATACTTGGCGCTAAGTTTCCAGAAAGTGCCCACAAATTTCCTTGGCTATAAACGCCAGGATTCCAAGGTCCCTGACCGTATACTGCTCCCATTATTGAGCCGTAATTGTTAACGTCTGCGCAAGGAACCGCGCTTGATCCCCAGTATTAATAGGTTTCGGGGTTGTAATAGGACCAGAACCGTTGTACGTTCCTGCTGTCGCCGCCGTCCAAATGCCAAAAAACGTAGGAGTTCCCCACGGAGCCGTCGCCGCTGGATAAGTTATAATCGCAGTATTAGATGCAACCGTCGGTTCGGACCCACTGTTCGAAAACACAACAGGCCCTTGACGAGCATACCCATTCCCAGATATCTCACTCGCCCCCGCAGTTCCAGGGTCCGCCGTGTGCAATGAAACATAAACGGTGCCAGTAAGAGCAGCTAGAATCGCCGTTTCGCCAGCAGGTGATAAACCAGCCATTTATCCAAAGCTCCTTACTCTTGGCATAGTGACGCGAGAACCCGACGCTTTCGTCAACAGATGCTTGTTATTAAGCTTGGTGATCTGATCCTCAACCCATTGCTTCATCTGAACAGCCTTGGGCTCCTCACCTTGCATGTAGATATCGGTGTGGATGAGCGTGCAAAATGTATAAAGTGACGGGTATTTATCGTATACCCAACTCGATTGAGTATCAGCAAAATCTGGTACTTCCCCATAATACCAGAGTTTGAATTGTATTCCATTAACCTCGTCCGGAGTCCCGCCGAAGTATATCTGGCGACCCTCGATGGTGTAATAATTAATAGCATTCTGATCAACCAAATTAAAAAACTCGTCGCGCGCCTTATAACGGATTGGGAGGAATCCGTTGGCCCCATTCGCATTGGCCATGTGAACCATGTCCATCTCTAACCAATCATCAGGCAACGGCGCACAACGAGAAGCTATTGTTCCATCAACGAACTCGATCATACGATCGACGCGAAGTTCTGCATTAAACTTTTCCTCCGCCATCGCTACGAACATTGACACAATAGAAGGCGTCCAATCCGAGCGATTTGCCCATTGAGCGACATTATTAGCAAATATCTGAAAATCCCCGGTGGGAGTCGAATAAGGAGGCGTGGGTTGGACGTATGTCACACGTCACCAATACATGCAAGAGAATTTGTGACCAGCTGTCGCTGCAACCACGGATAACGCACCACCAGTTCCAAAATTCGGCGGGGTTGTAAATTTCTCAGCCCCCGCTTCTGTGGTTACCGTTCCTGGAGCAAGTGAAAACGACCCTGGTCCGGAGGCAACAGCAACTCCTGTTACACTCCACCATAATGCCTCAGCAGTATCATCATTCTCCAACATAAACCCATGAGCCGCTTGAGCTGCCGCAATAGGTGTAACTGCCGTCGCAGCAGTTACAACAGTCCCGCCACACACTTTTGGCGACACGCTCGACTGTACGAATCCCTGTGCTGACGCCGTGCTTAAACCTGCCCAGACCAGATACGAAATGGCGCAGCTTCGGAGGAGTTTAGCCATCTTTTCCAATCTCCCTCGTCCCAGCCTTCGTGAACTGCACGCTCGTAAATTGTTATAGGAACCCGCGCCACAAGCTTGTTCACGGTTCCCTCGCGGTGATTCTCCTGGTCCCGCCGAATTCCGGCCAAAATTTCGTCGAGAACCTGCTCAGTATATATTCCAAACTGGTACGGCTTCTCGGAATCCGTCACGAGGGTGCGACGCACACCGTTCGCATCCCCCGTGACGGTCTTCCGTTCCATGTCCTCGGTCCTACTATTACGCCTGGATACCGTTGAACAAAATGTGCGCAAGATTGTTGCGCATTTCCAGACCCCATTCGGCGACGATCATTCGAGTCTCCGCATCACCGACGCGGGCCATCAAGTATTGCCGAAATGCCCGGAAGAACGCGACTGCTGCATAATCCGGATCAATGAGCAGGCCAACATCGATCGCAGTCCAACGCGACGGAAGCGCCTTAACGCGGCCAAAGTCGGTAGCAAATACGTCCACGGTGGACACCACTTCCGTCTTACCGACCAGGACCTGAGTCGTTGAGCGACCGACGAATGTCGAAGCCGTTCGCTTCGGCCCCGGTGGTAGAATCCACATCGTAGGCGAGGCGCCGTTCGTATAGGCTTGCTGCATCGCATTGTTCAGCATCGCTTCCGTCAGCGAAACAGGCGTTCCCGGCGCCGGAAATGCATCCGTTGAAAGAACTGGAACACCGGTCGTAACAGTCCCTGGCGCGATCGCAGCCAGAGGATTGCTGTTTTTGTCAACCGCTCTGGCAAGCCAGTGCGCGAAACCCTCCGTAACACGCGCCGTTGGCGTCGTATTGTTGCCGTCGTTGCGCGGTTGTCGGGAGCACAGCATCACTTCCATGTCCGATTTGAGCACCTTGGCGGCCAAAGCCATCTGGTGCGCCATTTCGGAGCCCTTCCCCGCCGCATCCATTTCTTCCTGCGAGCCAGAAACAGTGGCGTCGCGTTCCGAAATCTGGGTGCAGTTATTCGTGCGAACGGTGGGCGTTGCCGGGTTGTTGCTGAGCAGGAAGCCTTCGAGCTGCGCGTTGTTCGGGTTAACCAGCGGCAAGTGCTCCGTTTGCCAATCGAAGATTCGATTCTTGACGTTGCGTCGCCGAATAGCTGACATAACCGGCGTATCGAAGGGATCGATGTTGTAGATTGCGTTGGACAGGTCTTCTCGGTTTGCCGTCGCGTTATACGACGTAAACGCGTTTGTGACTGTGGGCATGATACGACCTCATCTGATTAGCTTTCCGAAAACTGCAGCAGCATCTTCGATTTTACCGCTGTTCGCTAGTCGGCGCTGAGCGTCGTCAATGCCCTTTCGGCTCGCGGTTCCAATACGGGGTGCGGAGCCGGGGGATAACGTTTTGCCTTTGCCTGGGATGACCGGCTTCGGCCTTGCGGCAACGATGCGGTCATATTTGCTGGCCTTCCGGAGAATCTTCAGCATCCGGCTGTCGTAGACAGTGGCCACTTCCTGCTCTGAGAAACCAGCGGCAAGTGCTGTATTCCTCATCGCCTGAATTTCTTTTTTCAGAGCAGGCTCGTCAGGAATCTTACAGTCGGTTACAAACCGGGCGAATTCATTCTTCGCGTAAGCTTCAGTCCCGCGCGATACCTCTGCCTGTTGCTCTTGGACGGCGCGGGCTCGGTTCTGACGAATTTCATCTATCTTCCCGTAGACAGCCTCGTACTGCTTCTGCAGAGCGTGCGCCGCCTTCGGGTCTCTGTTAAACTCCTCGTCCCAATTCGGCTGCTTTGGAAGCAGCGCCCCTATTTCCTCCTCCAGTTGTGCGGTCCGTTGAATGTATTGGTCCCGCATTGCTGCGACGCGACGGGCTTCCTGGTCTACTGTCTGCGCCGCCGAATTAACCCCATTCATTCGAGAATGGAACGTCTCTGTTCTAATATAACCGTCAAGCGCCTCTCGAAGACTTACTTCGCGAGTCTCCCCGTCGACGTTTACCTCATACTTCGGCCCGGCCTCGGCGTCGCGCTCGGCGTCCCTCTCGGCGTCTGTGGGCTCGGCCTCGGTTTCTGCGTCTGGGTCGAGCCCTTCAAGGTCCGAATCGTGTTGCTCGGACTCCCCTTCACCGTCGACACCTTGCTCAGTCGTGGTTCTCGGGTGTCCTTCGTTCTCGGTGGATGATAGAGGCCGGCGAACTGATTCTCGTCGGTCCGGCACACGTCTTTGGGAATCGAACGGTTCGCCATTTACTCGTTCCTCTCGTGCGCGAAGGCGAGCATCCTCCCCACCATCGGAAGTATCGCCAGTTAGTGGATCACCCTCAACCTGCCGTTCAGCAAACATGTGTTCCGGTTTGCTGGTAGACTGGAACCGGCCTCGGTCATCGCGCGCAGGAACCGTTCCCTGATTCGGGTCCCTATTCAGCTCCTGGCTGAACGCGTTAGAGACTTCTTCTAAGCCATCTGGCGGCAACGCCTGGTTCCCCTAACTCTACGGCGTAAAGAGTTACAGCCTAGCACGGTGTATGGTATGCGGTCAAGTAGTCCTTCTACCCGCCCCGTGTGTGGCGTTCAGAACCGCAAGTTTGTAATCGTTAATCAAAACCGCTAGTTCTTGTGGAATAGCCTCCAATGCTTTTAACATGGAAACTAGTTCCAGCTGATCCTCTGCTCCCTTCTTCGCCATCAGTTCCCCGAACCACCGCTTCCGGAGTTCTAGCGTCGCCCACTGGAACGCTTTATCCTCCAGCAACATTTTTGCTTGATGCGCTTTGTCGCGCTTCTCGTTTAAGTCCTCTTGCCGCTTGTTCGGCTGAGGATGGGGTTCAAATTCCGGGTCATTCATTGTACAACCTTAGGTGTTGCAGCGATTTTTTCTCTCTCAACTGCAAGCTTCTCCATAGCTTGCTGATGTTCCAGAGCCATGCGCTGAGCCTCCAGTTGAAGTTTCCCATCCTCGAATACCTTCCGCTGTTCGAGCTGAGCCGCTGCGTTGGCCGCATCCTGAACATTCTTCTGTTGCTGGATATTTTGCTCGCCAACCTTGCCCGCCGTATCGGATTGAACTTTCTGCCATTGCGCCCGAGCGGCGACGGTCATCGCATCCGGCTCCTTCGGTGCCGTTGTAATAGCTTGTATCGTCGCCGGATCAGGCATTTTGAAATAACGCCCAACGTCTTTAATATTCATCAAATCAAGCATGTCCGTAACAGTATTAAGCATTTCCTGGATGCCACAAATAGGATTACCAAGCCCCATCTGGGTAACAATTTGCGTCTGGTCTTGCTTAATTTGTTGCAGCGCCATCATGCGAACTAAATCAGTACCCTTCCCAAGAGTCGGGTTAATCTCAACCGACATCGCAGCATCGAACGTAGAAGTATCATAAGTATTGAACTGGCCGTTAATACGCAATTCACGCCGCTGATTAGGATTTTCACAAATTTCGTTATAAAGCCCGCAGAATAAGTCTTTCCACCCCGTCTCAGCAAGGACTCGCGCGATCAACTCTATGCGTTCTTGGGCGCCGGTAATGATGGCATCAACACCAATTTGCGTTGAAGATTGTAGCGCCTTAGGATCAAGGCCCTTCGCAGCGTCTGATAAGCCCGTTCGGCGTTGGATGACATCGTTAAGGAGTTGGATGATTGGAAGAGCCTGCTGACCGACGAACGGTGTCGAAGTATAAGATACAGCCGCATTCGGGTCTCCGCGCGTACGAATGATAGCCCCGAGGTCATCATTCATAACATCATCCATATTAGTCATCAACTCATTAACAGCCAGCTTTGGGTTTATTGACTCAGCCAGAGAATCCAACACCCCACGGAACATGTTTGTTTTAATGCGCTGAATGTCGATGGTAAGGTCAGCAACGCTATCGCCAACAATCGTATGAGATATAGGATCGCAACTGAATAGAGCAAACTTGACACGATTAGCAGGCTCGTCATTAACAATCGCGTGGTCTTCCCCCATAGTGCAGATGTAACGAAGTTGCGGAGTTCCCGTACCGTCGCGATCAATCCACACATAGTATTCACCATATAGAACTCCATCACCGATCCGAGTCGACATTCCGCGACCAGGATTGCGAATCATCGACTCCATCGTGAAGTTGTGAATGTCCTGCGTTTGAACATAATTGGAACATAGCTCACGATCATAACCCATCGCGACCAACTCATCGATATAGACAATCCGTTCGTGGCCAATAATGCGCGAGCGCCCAAAGGAACGTGCATAACGATCAATACGCATCTCCTCAGGCGGAACACCTGCGACCTTAATGATGGGCTTGGAAACTGTGTAATTGATAACAACATACGACAAAGTATGCTTCTGTGGATCAACTTGTCCCTGTTCCATGACGCGCGCCGACGTATCTTCCATGAGAAGAAGTTGAAGCTGCTGTTCAGTGATATCGACGAACGTTTTGGTCTGAATCTGTTGATTGTCATCTGTCCACCACTTCACGAAGCCAGTCTTAACTGTCATCGCGTCCTTGAACGCACCGTAGAGAACCAAGAACCCCGGATTGTCGTTCCAGAATACGTAATTAACGTAATCCGTTGCCTGCTTGGCGGTGGATACCTCGGCTTGGATGCGAGGCATAATTGAGCACACCTTCTCCGACGCAGCGAAGATGCGAATGAGCGAAGGTAGAACACCAAGGATAGCATCTCGAACATCAGTACTGACGAAAGATGATTTATTAGCTGTTTCCTCTGGGCCCAGGATATCTTCATACGTAGCGTTGGGGTCCTGAACGATGAGCGTATCTGAGTACGGCGATCCATCAGGATAGAGCGAAGGGAGGTATCCATAATAATATTTTTGGGCCTCGTCCCGATCAGGGGCTAGAACACTGTTCTCATAGTCCAACGCATCGCTGATCAGCGAATGGATGAACTGCTCATAGGATTCCGGATCACCAGGATCATAAGCCGTGGCGGTTCCAGAATCCTTGAATGTAGCAAAGATGCGTTCCATCGTATCCTCACGCAGCTTGTGGCCGCTTCCCAAACAACCCTTGCAGATTCAGCGCTGTAATAATGGGAGCAGTACCGGGGCCACGATTAGCAAGCCCTCCAGGCATCGGCATCGTCATAAACCGGCCCGGAGTGGACTGCGGAATAACTCCTTGCTGCTGACCTGCCCCAGGCGGCCTTCGCGGAGGCAACGGAGCACCAGTCCTCGACGCATTCGGACCCCCGAATACTCCAGGGGAAGCCTGGCCCATCGAAGTAATGCCGGACATCTGTGGATAATCGGATGGGTGAGCAGCGTTCCAAGCGCTCATCGCTGGGTAACCCATGTTACTGGCGGTGCCGGGAACGCCCATCGCCGGATAACCCATGTCCGCGCCACCAGGCATTATAGTTCCCGGCTCCATATTAGATGAAGCAAGAGGTCCAGAAGGAGGCCCCTGATA